CAGGAGTTATCATCTATTTCTTTGATACCTATAAACCTACTTCTACCACCATTTTTATATTGGTCAATTAATGACGATGGGGTATAAACTCTATTGTATTCGAATTGATAGAAGGTGTCTTCGCAGTTGATTATTTCGTTTATTCTAGCATTTGTTTGTTGAATTGAAAATCCATCAGTGTACCCTGACCAATCCAAACCGAAATAATATGAACTAGCTAATTTTCTTCTTTGTAATGATGTACCTGTCAAATTAGGGTCATTACCTGGTGTTTCCCATCCGTACTCCCTAACATTAGGTAAAAGATAATAGGGTCTTCTAACTCCGTCTGTTAGTGTTGCGGCTTGTGTCCATTTAATCTTAAACCTATATTTGGATTTAGTTGGAATTCCGATTGTTGGGTCATAAGAAACTACTCTGTCTCCAAACTCATTTGTTGTGAAATAATCCAAATTCATAGGAACCTCCAACAGCCAAGCACCGTTTTGGTCAATTACGTTTCCATTTTGTTCTAAACGATATTCTTCCAGAATTGGGTTACCACTCACGTCCAAATTAATTGTTTGTCTGATGGCCAAAATCTGTCCCGTGCCCGTTTCTAAAGAACATAAATTACCAAAGTTATCTTTAGGTCTTTCGGATGTAGGGAGAAGTGGTAGTTTTATTGGTGGTCTAACTCTCATGGAATCTGAAGTAGAAAATATCGAACCCATGAATACCGCAGTTGGTTGAATGTCAACGTTAGCTTCGTCTCTTAAATCAAAATCGACTCTGTTAATTGAAATTTGACATAATGATGGTTCTCCCCAAAGTGGAGTGACATCAACAGTCTTTGATAAATTGATAATTTGTGGAAGGGTGTCCAAATCACTTGATGTTCTAAATCTATTTCCCGCTACTTGAGCTTCGGTTGCCAAACCGATTCTTATTAGGTCTTGTGGTGTAAGTGAAAACTCACCAATATCAGATAAGTCCACATCCATTACAACAGTTTGTGTCCCCAAAGGAACACCCATAATCATATAATCTCCACTCTCATTTGTCTTCGCAGTGAACTTATAATATTTTTCATAAATCTCGAATACCGTGTTTCCTGTGAGAACATCCAATCTTGTTGGTAATGTTCCCGTTGCTGAGTGTGTGGAGTAAGATTTTTCATAAGGGAGAAGATTATATCTGAACCCGTCCTCGTTTTTATCTAATGGTGATTTATATGGGTATATGCTTGAAATAATTGGATTAGATTCATCCAAGGCTTCTATTGGTATGAAAACAGATACTCGAGCATTCGGTAATCCCAGTCCATTGTTTGCGGTGACTCTCCCAACCAAAACCCCGTAATCGCTACATGACCTCAAGTATATGTCGGTCTGATTAAGTTTTAAGGATAGTATTTCCAAAAACTCAAACTCCTGTTCTAATTCTACATTGATAGATTTTGTGATACCAAGTTCCGTCCTAATCCTGTAAGATTGACCCATCAATTACTTTTAAAATAAATAGTTATTGTGTTATTTTGTAAAGACACACAATAGAAGTATAGGGTTTTAACCCTCAAAATAAATTGATTAAGAGAACGTGATTGTTTGGAAATTCTTGACAGAAACCCTAATATCTTTGTTTGGAAATCTTATCTGATAGATTTGATTCGGTTGAGCAAAAATTGTATCATCAACAGGTCCTATCTCTTTAGTTTCAGGGTCTGAGTATTCCATAGAAGTTTCAGCGGATGAATATTGACCACCCACTTCATTGAATACGTTGATACTCGCGACAGTTAAGACTCCGTTTGTATTTTGAACGATACTTCTAAGTTCAGACAAATATACATTCTGTCCAAGTTCCCTTGTTTGTGGATTGAAATATGCGGAAATTTTGTCGATTACATTTGTAATCACCTGACCTGAGTTTTGAGCCGAGTCCAAAACAATCGATAGGTCAACGCTGAGGTCAACCACCTCGGCGCTGAATATTGAAATATAGTCATTCATCATCCTATAATTGGAGAGATAGTTCGCGATGTTTTGTTTGAGAGTATTCGAGACAATATTTGTCAACTTTCCTGAAGTGTCGTAAGATAAAATTTGAACTAAAATTTTGTTGTCGTTTTCTGTGATTGATACTTTCGCAGGTGCTCCGAATTGAGCGGGCATTGTTCTGATTATTGACTCATAGTCAGATACGGTCACCGCTCTTTTTTGTGCTGCAAAGTTGAAAGAAACATAATTTCTAACTTCTTCCAAGGTTGGCATGTTCGCTCCTCCAATCGCAGCCGCAACGTTATTACATCTCAAAGAATTAACGACAGATGTATTAATATTATCTGAGGGTCCGTTGACAAAGAAAGAAACAGTTCCAACTTGGTTGATAACATTTGTTCCTAAGTTGGTGTTCAAACCTCCACCCACTCTGTATTGAATGAACAAGGTGGAATTTGGTCTGAGAGCCGAACCTAAAGAAAGGTTATTGGTATATTTCTGTAAATCTAAAGTCGTACCCAAAGTTGTGAATTGGTCCAAAGCATCTTGAGCTGTGTTTGTTCCACCACCGAAAGTTAGTTTTTTGAAACCCTCTGATGTAAATTCAGAAATGAATCTATTTTGAGTTTGTATATATCTTCCGACTTTGATTCCAGGTTGGTCGGTTGCCTTTGTTGGGTCCTCGACAAAAATTCTGTCCTCAGCTAAAGCATCCACTTCATACCACCTATCTTGTAATCCCAAGAATTCAGCTGTTGTTGGTAAATTTGTAAATTGAGTGCCATTTTTCAGAAGAACACTTGTGATACCTAAAACATTTTTCTCAGGTAAAAATAATTCGAAAAACGGTCTGACATCGTTTGGTGTAATCACTCTTTTGAAAACCTTTGTTATACCGTTAACCACTACTTCTCTTTTTGTGATTGTATAGTTAACCAATACACTATTTGCATTAAAGTTTGGAATTTTCAATCTATTTGGAAATCCTTGAGAATTATACGGAGATGCGAAATCAATATCCTCAACATTCTCAAAAACAATTCCCGCACCAATAACTTGTGAACCTCTGAGAAGTGTTCCAAGATATCTTTCATCTTCTTTGTCTCCGAATGCTGGAACGGTTATTGAAAAATCTACAAGTGAGACTGATGGTCTCATACCAGGAATTTTCAAGCCGTATGTTCTAGCAATATTGTATATTGAGGATTTTTGTTGAGCATATTGTAGAACTGTTTCTTGTAAACTTCTATCAATATTGAAATTTAAATTGTCCGCAACCGCGGCATTCAAATCCAAAAATACTGAGAATACAGAGGCGTCATTGAAGTCTTGAATAAGTTCAGGGTAATAAGTTCTTACATAATTTTGTAGTTCAACTCTTATTGCCGCAAAATCTCTTGTAGCGTATGATATGTTTCTATCTGCCATTTCTTTTAAATATTGATTATTACAAAATCACTCTGTGCAAAGGTTTGTGCATTGACCGAATAATCTATTTTTATTTTTGCTGTGTATTCACCTGTTCCTCTACCGGGAACTCTATATAAATCATAAAGTCTTGGGTCACTTGATATTGGTTGTTCATTAATACTATTAACCTCTATTGATTGGTCCGCAGGCTCGATAGTAATTTGGTTTACCAATAGATTTGGTAGAAATTGATTTATGGAGTCACGAATATCAGACTCTATGGCTTGAAAAGTTAATCCGTCGTTTGGCTCAAAGATAAATTCATACAGTCTTGTGCCAAATTCAGGTAAATAATATCTTGAACCTTTTCTTGTTAACAACAGGTAAATCAAGTCGGACCTGATTTGTTGAGCTTGGAATTCTGTAAGTTGAAGATAGTCACCTCTCAATGAGTCTTCGAAAGGAAATTTTAAACCATAAGTAGTACCTTCTGCCATATCAGATAAATATACTACTGAGTTTTTTTAGATAAAGTGGTATTACCTCTTTGTGTCTTAGGTTCAAAGGGACAGTGTCTACATCCCGAGCCGCAACAATAACCTCTCACAATATGATATTGCTCTGTCATCACTTTTTTTCCATTCTCCATATAGAAATCAGAGGGGAGAAGTTTAATCATTTTTTTCTTTTCTTTCATTATATATTTTTTCACAAATATTAAAAAAATATTCTTGGCTAAAGTGATTTTTCATTAAGTTAA